TCGGGAAGGTGTCGAGGAAGATTGACGCGATAAGGTGATTAAGCCGGAAGCGGAATATAGCATGGCGCGAGCGCGGGGCTTTCAAAGCTCGAAAAGCTATATTGCGGACAATCAGGAAAGTCTTCCCGCTTCGGCTGCCGCCTACAAGAAGATTATGCGTTGCGTCTCCCGAAAGGATAGCTTGCGCCTCTTCTTGCTTCGCGGTGAACTTCAAATGCGTTCATCCTGGGCAGTAGCGAAAATAGCGACGGGTCCGCCATTTGCGCCTGTAAGCTCTTGCCTGTCCCGATAGCCTGAATGGTTTTTCAACCAAAAGATCGAGCCGGTCGGATTTCGGCCGAGCAGGTTCTTTTCGTGGAACTCTTCTAGCTTTGTTCGGGCTCTTTTAATAACTGGGAGAAAATTGTCCTTTTCTGCATAATCACTTAACGATCTGCGGTCTTGGAATCCAAGATCAAGCGCCAGTCCTGCCATAGTTGGAGCATCTGCGTTCTCAAAGTATGCATCAATAGCGGCCTGCATCTCTTTGGGGGAGTTGTATTTGCTTGGCCGGCCAGCACCTTTCTTCTCAACCATGCATATACATTACCACGCATATAAGTATTTGACTAGGCCGCATTCTCCTTGGATAGTATCTGCTGGATTCTCTGAAAAGAAACTCCGTATAGCTTCGCGAGCTTGCGGATACTGAGCCCGTGCTCGTGCTTCTTGTGGATCGCCTTGTCGCGCTTTCGACATAGATTGTGAGTCATTGCGCCCTCCTCATGAGTAGCCCGCGAGACGCTACGCCGTGCTCGTTATAATTGCACCTCGCCTTGAGCGCAATCGCTGTCGGGTCTATTGGCTTGCGTCTGCGCCTATATGATGCTGTTTCAGCTTCGTCGTCTTGCAGAGGGCTACGACGAGTTGAGGGGTCAAGGGTTATAGCGTGTCCGCGATATGTAAACGCCAGGCCATGAGCCTGTGCCGCTTTGCTAAAAGCCGCCTCGGTTGCTCCAATAGTCTCGGCCATCTTTCGCATGGTGTCTTTGCGGATGCCGTCTACGGTTCCGCCGCGCGGGGCTCCTTGCTTCATGCTTTGCCCTCTCCTTTCGCCTTGCGCTCTTCTCTCCGCTTGGCCTCTCGCAGATACGCAGCCTCGCTCTTCGCGGGCGTCTTGGCTGATCCGCCTTTGCGGCCTATGCGGGATAGGTAGTTACGAGCGTCGTCGCTTATCTCGTCCATATTCCTCCCTTGACCGGCGCCCTTAGCGCCCGCAGTCAAAAATCGACGATTACAGCTCGATGACTCCGGAAATCGAAGTGAAGCCATCAATGGCCATCGGGACCATTTTTTCGCGCGCATCGTTTTCATCCTGGGCTTCAACGGTAAATGAATTGCCATCGTTGAAAAAAACCATAACCTTCTTCATTTCCATCTCCTTGGACCGGCGCCCTGTGTCGCCCGCGTCTAGCTATCCCCATTGTTCGGCCATGGCATCGGCGATTCCCTGGAATGTCCGCGCCCTATTCTTTTGCCTATCTTTCCCGCCTTTCATAAACCATGTCCCGGCGTCATGGCAATTCGCCAAAGGCTCCACAACGCGCGACGGCTTGAGGGTCGGGAGCCCCTTTAGCCATAGGCACGTTTTCTTTTGCACTGGCTCGCCAAAATAATACGGCTGTACGATTTGGGCATATGGCGGCATCTCATAGATTTTTGACGGGATCGGATTTTCAATACAAACGCGCTCGCAATCCGATTCTATGAAAAGCATGAAAAATGCCTTTGCTTTTAGCCCTTCCTGATATCGCGCTTCATTGAGCTCGTGCCCTCGAAATAAATGCTTTGCTCCGGCGTTGGAAAGATAGGTGCAGGGCGGATGCGCTATTAGCAGGCCCCATCGCTCGCCCAAAATATCGCGCACGTCGCCTTGATAGTGCGGGCCGGGTTGCTCGGTCGGCAAAAGATCGCACGACATAGCATCATGCCCGCGCTTTATGAACGCATCGCGGACACGGCCGGAATACTCGCAAGCGACAAGTATCCGCATTATGACCGCCAGAAAGAAACGAGGCGACCTTCGGCCCTAAACTGATTTCGCTTTCTGATTGCAAAGGCCTTGTCATAGGTGGTGATGAAGCTATAAGTTCCGAAAACTGGGTCGATTGAAAGATAGCTAATCTCGTACTTGGCATTGTCCATATCCCCTCCTTGGTTAAACGGCAGTTCCCAGTTTCCGACGAAGTGCGTTTATATCACACGGGCCGTTTTTAGCCCGATCTGCCACTATTGCCTGTTCGATTTTTTCAATGTCTATTTCTTCGTCGTTGGATTCTTTTATCGCTTTTAGGAGATGGGCGACTGCGCCCTTATACGTTCCCTCTACTCCGTCGCAAGTATAATTAGCGGTTCCGTAAGCGTCGGCGTGATCGGCGAAGCGATAGAGCTCGCCCAGGACAGTAATGTAGACTGTCCCAGTCTGTGCCTGGCGAAACTCATAAGACTGTTCAAGTTTGTCACAGCGATCGGTGAATTGTTTGACGGCCCGATTTCTCGCTTGTTTGTTCATATCGTCTTCCTTACGCTATTTTCTTCCACGCGTTCCAGCCAAAAGAGCGGCCAGACTGCCAAAACTCACGGGTCCATGTCTCCTTGGTTGCCTTGTCGATCAGGGTCACAGAGCCGCCGCCGAAGCTCATCCACGCGCTTGCCTCGCGCTTGGCACCGAGTAGAGTATGCGCATCGCAGTCAACCGACACCCCGCTCTCGGCGGTTATCGCGTAAAAGTGGTAAGGCTTGCCGCATCCGGTTACTCTGGTCATTTTTTGCTCCCTGAGCCGGCGCTCTGTATGGCCGCCCGCGCTCTCTTGATCTCCCGTATCTGTTCTATCTATCTATAGCATACCGCAAGCCGCTAGTGCTGTCAACCTAAAAAGCAATAATCTGCAATAAAAAAGCAAATAATCTTAATCCGTAGCAATAAGTACTATACAAACTACTTAACATGGCGCTTTAGGCTCTTTAGAGATTTTAGACTTCTTGCGCTTTTTATCCCGTATCTCCCTGCCCATGGCTATCTCGGCTTGCGTCATAACGTAGTCGGCCGCATCTATGCGCTCTGTATGCCCGTCGATAACCGGTATGCGGGCTTCTAGCCATGCGCTGATGCGCGGGAGCATGACTTCGGGAAGGTCTAGCTTGACTATCATTTTTCTCCTCTTACCGCCGCTCGGAGGCTTTCGCGCTCGGCAAGCGCTGTGGGTATGTAACTACGCGGCACGTTGTCCGCAAGCCATGTACACGCGCGATCTGCGGCCACGTCGAGTATTAAGGCCTCGCGCTCTTCTATCGCCTTGACCCCCCGTGCCCGGCGCTCTTGTATCTCGGAATACGCTGTCGCAAGATCGCCGGGCTCCTCGGCCCAATGTGGGTACGTTTTAAGGACAGCGCTCGGGCCTGGGTTTATCTCGTCAAAAAACTCTGCCGCGCTTTGCATCACATAACCCCCGATCGATAAAACTTGCACGCCGCCTTGTTGGGCGGTATACCGCGCTTGGACAGGTCGCAGTAGTACGCGCCGGGATGATGCATCTCCTCGCAGAGGTAGGCGCAGGTCGCGCACTTTTTATTTGTTGTGTCGGCGGACTGAGAAAAAAGATCAGGTTCTAACATGCTCGCCTCCATGCGGCTTAAACTGCGAGCAAAAGCCTAGCGCTCGCTCGACTGGTCGCTTTAGCAAAAGGCATCGGCTCAACTCTTTCCAATTCGGAAACGGTCGCTCGATGTTGCGGCAGTCAAAGCAGGACGGCTTATCCGGGCGCCATTGCTCTTGATAGTCGTCGAAGAGGTCAGGCTCGGTCATTGCGCAACTCCTCGAATCTTGCAATAGAGCCCCGGAACAAAAGATTCGCACGGCCTCGCGCGCCTTCTCTATTTTTAGCGATGATGACATCTGCACAAAAATCAGCCTTTGGGTCTTTACTGTCGTCCTGCCGATGCAAGAGGAAAACGCGATTGCAATCCTGTTCTATTGCCCCCGAGTCTCGAAGGTCCGCGATTGTCGGCTCTTTGTTTTCAGCCTGTCGCCCGAGCTGGATACACAAAACTATAATTACATTAAGATCGAGAGCTAGACGCTTAAATGATCGCGAGGCATCGCCGACCTTTTCCCATCGTGCTCGATTATCTTGCCCAAAATCAATTAATCCAAGGTAATCAATAACAAATAACTTTGCTTTGTAAACCATAGCCTCACGCCTGATGCTTGCAATCAGAGATGCCGGGGTCATCGACTCTTGGTAAACTCTAACGCCTCCTTCGTGCATGCGCGCCGTTTGTGTTCGTATGCCTGATACTGTCTTGGGCGTCTTTATTGCAATCCCGTTTCTAAGCGCTCCGAGCCCGCCGGACGCAACCGGCGCATAGATACGGTCATAGATTTGATTGCGCGTCATCTCGAGCGAGAAAATCGTTGACGGGATACTACGATACACCGAATTATGAATTGCCATCTGAACCGCAAGCGCGGTCTTCCCTACGCTTGGCCGAGCTGCGATTCCAATCAGCTCGCCCCCGTTTATATTTGACCCCAAAAGCCGGTCGATAGATTCAATACCAAAAACCGCGCCGCTCCGTCCGTCATCTGCCTCGCGCCGTTCAAGTTCAGCTAGATATGATTCTAGGTTTGCCTCGATTGACGGGTCCTCGGTTGCGCTTCGCGTCCGCTCAATACTTACAAGCCCATCAGCTAGTTGCTTAATTACGTCGGGCAATGCCTCAGGCGATTGCTCGAGCATATTTATCGAGTCCTTAAGAATAGGGCGAAGCAAGCGAACATGAAGTTCTTCGCGGAGCTTTGTAACGTAATACTGTGCGTTTGACGAAGGGCCGGGCGAGTAGGTCGTAGATGTCACGATAAGGTCAGGCCTGCCGGTTGTCTTTAGAGTATCCGCCCAGGACACCGCATCTATCACAACTTTACGCTTTCTTGTTTCAATCATCGCCTCGAATAAGGCGCGCGAAGTCGCATCGCTAAAAAGGTCTGCCGTTATTTGGCATTCGTCTATGATGCTCTCTTTATGCAAGATTGCGTTTATAAGTGCGGTTTCATGGTCAAGCATCCTCGCCCTCTTTCTGTTTGCTTGCCGTATATTCTGCGATTAACTCAGGATCGTTTATCCATGATGGGTCAAGATAGAATCCGCATTTGCGGCACCTCATCCGCGTATCGGGCGTTTCGTTGGTTCCGCATACAGGACAGATTATTGATTCTACTGGTTGCGGAGCTAGCCGAGATTCAAAAGGTGGCGACTTATTTTGTAGTAGCTCCTCGATGTTTTTTGCAAAGGAGGCGAAAAGATACATGGGCTTTCGGTCTTCCCTTGGCTTTTTCATATCGCCATTCTTGACCGCAAACCAGTAATCTGGCCAATTCTCCCAGTATTCCGCGACGGCCGCCGATAGCTCCTCGGGAGGGTATCTATTGCCCAGGTCTTTAGCGGCCAAGCGGTCAGGGTCAGAAGGCGCAACAAGGCGGGCGGTTTTAGCTTGATGTTTTTTATACCAGTCTCCAAGCACGGCACTCTTCTCTTCTTCTGAACTATGAACTCTGAACTCTGAACTATGATATGGCATATGTTCTGCATTGCGTTTGCATTGCGTTTGCATTGCGTTTGCATTGTTTTTATTCCATCTTGCCTCAGCCGCGGCCTTGTTTTTGTTTGATTTATCCAATAACTCTAATAAATCACGCTCTATCCGCCCGTGATAAAGTAACCCATTTCTACGCTCGAAAAATGCAAGAACCTCATCTTTGCATTGCATCCACTCTGCATCTGTAGTGCGAGTGATATGCATTAGCATTGCGTCTGCATCGGGGAGCGGGCCTTTCCGTTGCCGGTAGGCCATAATCAAAAGCAAGTATGCGCCATGCTGAAGACACGATAAGTGCGAAGTGTCCGCGAGGTAATCGCCTATGTATAATTTCATGTATGGAGTTGAGGACATTACCGCCTCTCTTCTATCTCGGGAGGCTGGACCATCGCGCTACAATTAGATTCACGCCATCTCATTAGCTGTTCATTAAAAAAATCATTCATTGCGTTGTATCCATGGCCTGCCTGGATGTTATCAAGCGCCATCATGTATCCATGAATAAACCCTCGCCGGAATGCCCGATCATCGAACTTTTCACCCATGGTATTAATCCAATAAAAAAGCCGTTGGTACGATTAGAGACATGGCGGTGTCCCTAATCATACTAACGGCTCTTTGATCACGCCTCCGCCAAGGCATGCGTCAATCTATCCGACTGACATAGCAATACTACCACGGCGCGGCGAGGGCGTCAAGGTTTGGCTTTCTCGGCCGCCTCGCTTAGTGCTTCGATAATTTCGCGCTTTTCGCAGTCGCGCCGAGCCTGGTCGGCGGCAAACATCTTGCCTTGAGCCCGCATGCTTCGCTCGACCCATATGATACGGGCGATATTGATAGCCGCATCTAAGAATAAGGCGATAGTTAATAGGGTCATCCCTTCCCTCCCGCTTCGTCTGCCATGCGCTCGGCCTGTAGCGATTTTTGATACTGCCTATCTATATGTCTTGCCTGTTTTTTAGCGAATCGCCTAGCTTTGGTTGACGCAAGTCCGTGCCTAAGCCTGTGTATCCAGTAGTCCCAGCGCACATCTATGTCTCGATGCGGAACCTTTCGGCCGTTCATCTCTCCCCCTTCCCTTCGTCTGCCAGGGCGGCGCGCGGCCAGTCGATAGAAGCTCCGCAATGAGAGCACTTCTCGGGGCACTGCCAGCGCTCTAGCTGTCTTTCGCATTTGGGACAATAAAACGTATACCAGTGCTCTGCCCCAAATTGTTTGCCGTGATCCACTACCGTAACAGCGCTCATTTCTTCCCCTCGTCCCGTGCGCCGCCTTGAGCGAGCGCGGTACGGGCAAGAATGGCGGCCATGATTTCCTTGATCGTCGTCCAGGGAACTACAACCTCGCGAGCAAGCGAATATCCGTCATCATCCGTGTCGGGAATATTAAACTTGAACTCGCCTATATATGCGGCCTTAGTATTGGCGCTTGGGGTCAGCGCCTCCCGCATCCCCTCCTCGCGCGAGGGGCGGGCAGACAAGGCATCAAGAGCTTGCTCTATAACTGAATCCATAGACGGTTGCATATATACGGGGGCGTTAGGCGCGGTATTTTGTACTAACCATTTGCCCTGCCTAAGTCCGGCGTCATAAACGCCCTGAAGGATTGCTTCAGCCTCGGGCCGCGAGGGCTTGGAGTCGAGGCGGGCGCGGAGGGAGTCGAGCGCGTCTCTAGCGTCCTGCGAGCGACAATTAAAGTTCATCGCCGCATAGCTATCCATCGCGCATTCGGTCCAGTCGGCGCCCTTAAGCCCCTTACTGTTCGCCGCCGCCGCATGCTTTTCTGTGTTGCGTACAACAAACGACGCCGCCGATGATGCGTCTTCGATATACTTCTCGATAAGGATCAATAGCGCCTCCGCCTCCTGTGGCTCGGCGCTCTGCGCGGGCGCGGCGAGATGTCGCTTCATGGCGAGGCGGGCGCGGAGGATGTCGAAGGTCGCATCTATTCCGCCTTCAAAGCCGGTCTTATATGCTTCGTTTGGTGTCCACGCGCTCCATCCTACCGATCGCTCCACGGCCTCGGCGTATAGACGATGCCGTATATCTAATAGCACCTCTTCTTCCTGCGGCTCGGCGCTCTGCGCGGATGCAGCGAGCAGTTCCTCGCGGTAGGCGGCGAGGACGCGAGCAGATGCACCATCCGGTCCGCGAATCCGAGCGTTGTTCATCTCAACGCATACCAATAAATCACGCGCCGTCGGTTCGATCATGGGGTCTCCTCGTGTTCGCGTTCTTGTGTACGTTCTTCCTCGCGTTCTGCCCACTGGCGATAGTAGCCATCGGAGCCATGATCGATATCGCCGTAGCACATTGAGCAAGACGAGCCCTGCCCGTCAGGGATAGGACTCCCGCAACTGGTACAATATTTCTGACTCATGCCCCGCCCTCCTTGCTCTCGTCCTTCGGCTTATTAGGATGACCTAATTGTTTTTTAACCTCGCGATTCACTTGTTCAACTACTTCCGGCCTCATCACGCTTTCCATCTCCTGGATTGCGTTCTTTATGAGCTTCCCCTTGTGCTTTCCCATTACTTTCTCCTCCTATCTTTCGCCCGCATGTAGTATATCGCATAGCGGGCCTTCCCGAGCGCATGGTCGGTCTGTATCACGTAGCCCTTGCGCCGCAGATTGTAGATGCGCGCGCCGAGACGGAAGCATCCAAACTCGGTTAGCGCATTCCATGGCGTGAGCATGTGGCCTGCTTTTAGCGCGGCCAGGACGCGGGCCTCTTGCGTTTGCTTTTCCATACTGACTCCTATCTGTTCTTTATTTGTGATTTAGATTCTTTCCAATACTGATGACGTTGCATGTATTGTATTTCTTTGCAATATTGGCAACAATCAGCTACGTTTTTATAGTTTTTTATTGATTTTGTCCTTCTTGTTTCATATCTACCACAAGCGCAACGGACAACCCATAGACATCCGCACTGTTTGGCACTAGAACTTCCTCCGCCTTTGTACCCAATTACAGTGAATCTACCTACGCTCCTTCCGGTTAGGTCGTCTACTTTTTTCCCAGGGAAGGGAGATGTCGCAATTGGGACTTCAGCGCTAACTTGAGTTATCTTCTTTTTGCTCTCGTACTGCTCTCCTTTTTGCAGTGCTTTTGCGGCCTCAGCGTTAACAGGCTTTGCTGTATACACAAAATCATAATCCATTATTAGTTATCCTTTTGATGCTCTTCGCATAGGCAGTCGTCAATCATGTATGGCCAATAATGGTCTAACTGCACGGCCGGGTGATTGCACTTGCAACAAGTGATGATCGTTCGTCCTTCGCGCTCTGCCCGTTTTTTTGTCATTCGTTTCCAGTGATCGCCCCATCGATAGCGCCATTCGACAAACACAAACCCGTTGCAATCATAGGCCGCCGAAACATGGATACACGGCGAAATAAATCCGCTATTGCCTTTCAAAAGCATAAGGCCTCCATACATCCTTCGCGTTAGGCGCTCTTGTAGACGCGTATGCTTCGCTTTCGTGATGATAAACAAAGCCTTTATCTAGGCATATAGACGCGCCGCGAGTGATTTGCTTAGGCATGCGGATTCCACTCATAGACAACCCGCGCATCGGGAGCGCTATGCAAGCGCCATATCTTACCATCATACGATGGGACAAATCCGCGCTCCCACAATTGGATTGCGGGGCCAAAGTCGTATTTATACCGAATATCAAAGAAGGAAGAGACATAAGCCCATACGCTGGCCCTTACGCTGGCCCATACGCTGGCCCTTACGCTGTCCCCTACGCTGGCCCCTACGCTGGCCCCTACGCTGGCCCTTACGCTGTCCCTTACGCTGTCCCCTACGCTGTCCCTTACGCTGTCCCTTACGCTGTCCCCTATGCTGTCCCCTATGCTGTCCCCTATGCTGTCCCATCGTTGCAGATTTTTTTTATCTATTTCAGCAATAAGTATAGGCTTAATATTAAATGGATGAATAATCGGTTTTATAATAAGCGGTTCGACCACACGCTTGTAGTCTAGTCCGTTTGCCCATCGCTCGGCGGCCTCGTGGTCATGAGTCTCGACCGGTTCATCGACCGCAAACTCGCGAGTAAGCGGATTGTACTCGTACTTGCTCCATCGATCTTGCATCCTTGGCGGCACGCCCATCGTCGTTAGGATTTGCGTATGCGAGTCCGGGGAATTATCGCTTTTCTCCTGTATCCACTTCTTGCGCGTTTCCCATCCGATCGCGTGGAAGTTCCCATACCCGTCACCTACGAAACTAAAAAACTTACACATTATTTGTCCTCCTTAATTAAGCTTCTCCTAGATTCTGGCAACGATGCGTTAAGCCGCGCCAAGCTGTCCATGATGCGCGTCAATGACGCCTCGTCGTGCTCGTATGCCTCTTTAATCTTAAGCGCCGCCTCGGCTAGTTCATGGTCCGCGCACCGAGGGGCCAGGATGCGGATGCGTTCTAGGGCTTCGCTGATTTCCATTATTCTCGGCCCTCCGCTTTGGCTAGGGCGGCGTCGGAATCTGAGGCCCCCTCGACGAGCATTGTGTACAGGGAGAATGCGAGTTTTTGCCATCGGTCGTCCAGGTTGTCGATGACGAACCCCTCGCGCTCCATCATATCGCGGGCCTTAGCCGGGCGCTCGCTCTCGCGGCCCAGCGCCGCGTACATATCCGGCGCCGCCAAAATTAGCGTCCTATCCGCATTATATGGACCATATACTCCACTGTCACACTCTATTATTGGCTGGTGATATTCCCCGTCTTCCGGCCAATTCCCATATATATCCCCGTCGCTATAACCACGATCCGTCCACGGCCCAGGCGTAAACTTGCTCATTCGCCCCTCCTAGCGTTGACATCCGCAAGCGCCGAGGCTTTGCGGTCCTCATCCTTAGCTTGGTTCCCCGCCGCCCAATAGATGCCGTATGCCGTATCCGCTCCGAGATTGCCAGAAACCTTTACATCGCGGCCCGGCCAGATGTCCCGAGGGAAATGCACCGTAACGACTTGCGACCCCTCTGGCTGGGTTAGGCGCGTTCGGCCGATGTACTCTTCCTTATACTTGCGCATTGCTAGCTCCAATCAATAACGCATTGCGCCTTGAAAATAACGATCTTTTCCCCTTTGTAAGCTTGCAACCAAGGCCACATGTCATCAGCATTTACGAAGCGCTCAATAGTCGTTACTTTCGGCTCTTTGCTCGCAGAATCATAAATAACCACAAAATAATCATCCATTTGATGTCCTCCTGCCAATAGCCTATCGCATTATAATGAGCCCGTCAAGTAAAATTAGATTATAATTCACTTGACGCGTGCGGGAATGCGGGCTATTATAACGTCAACGGAGGCAATGATGGACGAAGAACCAGTTGATGTCCTTAAGGCATTAGTGCTCCAAAATATCGCGACAATCGAGGCCGAGGTAGCAAAACTTGAAGCTGACCGCGACTATTGGAAGGGCCTCGCAATGCAGTTCCATGACGCGGTACACGCCGAGACAGAGCGCCGCGCGAAGGTGGAGATATGACGCAATCCCAGCGCGAGTCCTTGATTATCGCCCGGTATGTCCTTGACCGAGTGGTGAGCGTGATAGTTGGTACTAAGGATGAAATATGCATAAGCGACAAGCTAGAGAAGGCGCTATGGACGCTCAGGGACGCAATAGACGAGGAAATCCCCGAGGACAAGCCGACGGAGTGGTCCGACCTTGCGGCAGAGCGCGCGGCGGAGATTAAGGCGCTCAAGAAGCAGATCGGCACGCTACAGGCTAAAATTCTATTGGAGGCAAAGGCATGAGCGAGATACAGAGCGCAGAAGAGTTTGTAAAGTTTATTGATAACAACTATATCAACCTTGGCGTGATAACAAAGCAGACAATGGCTGACCTAATCCGCTCCCGAGATAAGGCGATAGTGGAGCGCATTTTAGAGAAAGTAAGAACTATTACAACGGGCAAGGAAATGAGCGGCGAGGCTTCATGGGGTTGGATGGAAGCTCGGTTTTGCGCCGAGGAAAGCATCAAATCAGTTTTGCGCGATCTCGGCATAGAGTAGACAAGGAGGAAAGGGATGAAAGTACAAGCTGTTACAGTCGATCTTGTCGCGCTCGGGGCTATTGTTGCAAACGAAGATAGCAAGATTCAGAGCGAGTTTTTCCGTGGACTTGCCCGCGAACTTATCTTACAAAAGAGCCGATATAACACGCAACTTCAATGGGCATATGTCGCAAAGGAGCTTACAAAAGAAGAGCGAAACGAATTGCGCGACGTACTCCCGATGCTTTGGGAAGAGGCCCGAGGATGAGCAAGAAAGCGGAAGAGCTGGCGGTTGAGATCACTGGGTTGTCTCCAAAATCATATGATGTAGGATCAAAGATAAGAGCGGAAGCACAAACGCGGCTTGATCGTGTAACGACGCGGATCGACGACTTCGCGCGCAAGGAGCGGGAGCGGGCGGCGGAGCGATTTCGCAAGAAGTATTTTAGCTTAGTAGCTACCGAGGAATACGAAGATGACGAAATCGCCGACATGTGGAACCTATATATTACTGAGCATTGCTGCTCCGCCATCCTTTCGCCCGAGGAGAACTAAGAGCATGAAATGGATTGTTACGAAAGCGAGCTTGTCGAATAAAGATACATTTACATTAAGACTTGATATCGGGCAAGAGCTTACCGCTGATAAAGCGGGTACGATATATACAGAATGGGAACGACTCGCCGCCGCCTACCGCTCTGCTCTTGCCCGCGCGGAGCTGGCGGAACGGCACTATTGCGAGGCAACGGAACGCGTCTACACCTATTCGTGGGGGCTAGAAACGTCATCAGATATGCTAGAGCGCCACGAGCGCGAGCGGAAGGAGCTGGAAGAACGAAGAAGACGGCAAGGCAACTGATAAAGCAAGCCGAAACCTGCAAGAAGCACATTGCTGAAGAGCGCGATAAACTCCATGACATTTTAGATGACTTGCAGGACATATACTTCTCGGTCGATGATGGCGTTCGGGAACTAGAAAGCGCTATCGATACTCTTTCGCAACTTTTATAGGAGGCATTAAAATGACCGACACCATGGCGAAGATACGCGAGGCACTAGATGTCGCATACGACTTCAAGCGAGACGATTACAGCATCAACACCTATGGCGCTTACATTAAATGGCGAGACGAAGCCCTCGCCCTCCTGGACGCCGAGCGGCCGAGCGCATGGCAGACGAAGCGGGAGGGAAGGGATGACCCTATTAACCATCGCCTTATTCATCGACGCGATTATCAATATTGCGCGCATCGTCGAGACCGAGCGCGGAATGCGTTTCCAACGGCAAATATTCGCGCAAGAGAAAAGAGAGCGCGATGCGATAGTCGCCGAAGTTATCGGAGCGGGAGGGAAGGGCGAATGACAGACGAGCAAAAATCGCGGCAGACCGCGCACGTCCGCAAGCTTGAGGATCAGGGCGGATCATGCGAAAGCCTTATATGCGGGGACTGCCCGCTTGAATGCTCAGTTGTCGAGTCGGATGATATTATACTACACAAGGCCCGCGAGTGGCTAAAGGCTAACGCAAGCTAGCCCATAGACTAAATCCAAAGCCTAGCGCGGCGGCGATGCGCCATATCCATAGCTCGGCGTTAAGGCTTTGCACTTCCGCGTCGTGACTCTGCTTCAAGTTTACTAACGCGATCCGCGATTGATCGAGTGAGAGCGATATCTCCTTCAAGTCCGCTTGCGATTGCGCTAGCGCCGCTTCCGCCCTGGCTAGCTTGTCCGATAATTCCTTCGATTCTTGCTTGCCTTGCGCGATCTCTTGCTTCAATAAGTCCACGGTATTCTGCCAGCTCTCGACTTGCGCGTCCGCTTGACTCTTCCGCTCTTCGAGCCGCGCTATTAGCGTCAGACAGTCTTGAACTAAGGGCGAGCCAGTCAGCGGCGAAGCGCTCGGAGGTTTGCTTATGGGTAACGGTAAGGACGACTGCGCCGACAGCGAGGCCAAACACAAGGCCAGCGCCAAGCCAAAGCAGAGGGCGCGGCGCACTCACTGGCCGCCCATCGTTCCGGCTTTAGCCGCAAGTGCTTGCTTTATCGATTGTATGATCGTTTCATATCCAATCTGTGATACCGCAAGGATGCCCGCGCCAGTCCTTACAAAATCAGGCGCGAGCGCGTAACCGATAGCAAGAGCCGGGGCCGCCGCCGCCCATGTCCACGTCGGGACGGTAGTCGGGACGAGGCCCTTTATCCACTGGATAAGGCCGATTACTGTTACCGCGCCGCCGATCCATAAAGCGAGTTCGGGGAAATCCATGCGAGCCTCCTATATCGAATCGATAAAATCTTGCCATGCTTCAGGATGCGAAACAAACCATCGCGGGCAATCCTTGCCGGTTATATCATAATGCCTAAACAGCGCAGTACGCGGAGCTGTTATCTTGTGACGCCTAAAAATATCGCGGATCAGCTCGCGGGCTGCCGAAAGCGTAACGATTGACGGCTTGCCGCTCGCGTCCTTGTGGCACATTTCAATTCCGAGCGTGCATCGGTTCGGGCTCGACGGGTTTTTGCAGTAGTCCCCAAAATACTCGCGCGCCCATGGCGTGTAGATACCGCCGCAATGGTAAGCGACCTCGCCCTCGGGGATGCACTGGATAATCTCGCCGCGAAAGCCCACAACGTAGTGCGCCGATGCCGATCGGTCCGGCACCTTATCGGCAGCGTCCTGAGTTTTCAGGCTCTCAAAGTACGCGCGCACGCGATCAGCCGCCTGACCCGGATACCCAACAAAATGAACGATGACAGCTTTCAGCGGATCGAGCGCCCGGCCCGGCCGCGAGAACTGATTGCGCGATAAGTGCATCTCAGCTATGAGCATTGATAAAGTATACCCCCGCAATCGAAATCCCGCAATATCGCTTGACAGATGCTAATGCATAGTATAATCTAATAGTAGGTAGTCGCCCGCGTCCTCCCGGAAACGATCGGCTATCTCCCACTCGCGTGGGCTCATAGCGATCTACAAGATTGGCAATGCTGATCGGTCGCGGAGAAAAAGAATAGCGCGAGGGTGAAGCCACCTACGGCAATAGGGCGTCCGGGAGACCGGGCGCCTATTTTTTAGGGGGGGAGCATGGCGATGACGAAAGAGCGGATTACGATCCTTGTTTCTAAAGAGTTTTTCGACGAGTTCAAGCGCGCATGCGAGGAAGGCAAAACGACCATGAGCGCGGTTATCCGCCCGGCAGCCGAAAGGTTCACCAAGCGATGGAAGGCGAAGCAAGCGAAACCCGTTCCGCCGACCTGATCGCGCGGGTACTTGCCAAGTATCCCGACTGCCCACTAGTAGGCGAGCTCGTCGCGGAATATCGCATAGCCGTTGAGCAAGCGCTAAGGGTTGAGCGCACAATCCATTGGCTGACAAAGCATTAGGGCTCGCATCTGCGGGCCTTCTTTTTTTGCTTTACCGCTTGCTTTTTGTGCGCGTTGGATTATAATGTCTATATGTAGGCAATGGCACGCCTAACAGAAAGAAGGGGGGAAGATGGAACAGAAAAGCGTACTTGAGGGATTCGCAATCATCGTCGCGGATCGTGGATTTGTCTACGTCGGGGACTGCCGCGTAGACGAGCAGTTCGCGATCGTAACCAATGCGCGGAATGTCCGCTATTGGGGAACCGAGCGCGGCCTCGGGCAGCTCGCACTTGAAGGGCCGACAGACAAGACAAAGCTCGATACTGTCGGCACGGTTCGGATTCCGGCGCGAGCTATTATCAGCATCATTGATACCGAGGCCGTTAAATGGACGTTCTCGAAGTAACTCTTGACGGCTTCGGCTTCGGCTACGGCGACGGCGACGGCGGCGGCTTCGGCTACGGCGGCTACGGCGACGGCTTCGGCTACGGCGACGGCGACGGCGGCGGCTGCGGCGGCGGCGGCTACGGCGGCGACGGCTACGGCGGCGGCTACGGCGGCTACGGCTACGGCTACGGCGGCTACGGCGACGGCGGCTACGGCGGCGGCTACGGCGGCGACGGCGACGGCGGCTACGGCGGCGGCTACGGCGGCGACGGCTACGGCGGCTACGGCTACGGCTACGGCGGCTACGGCTACGGCGGCTACGGCGACGGCGGCTACGGCGGCGACGGCTACGGCGGCGACGGCTACGGCGGCGGCGACGGCGACTGCCGAGGGATAGCGTTAAAGATCGGCTAGGGGATCGAAGGATTGGCGGTGTCCATTATCAGCCGCTCGCGGGGAAGCCGTAGAAAGTTCCGCGTAAAGCTACAGTACGGATAGCAGAAACCGCCCGGCGAATCGGGGTGGGCATGGAAGCGTAGCCAATCGGAAAGGCCGGGGCCATTGCGCCTACAGATGCGGGTTCGACTCCCGCCGCTTCCAACGGGTTGATTGCGAACCTGCGGACGCTCGAAAGAGACTTTGCCGTGAAGCAGTCTAGCGGATAGGGGAGAAAGACCCCGCAAGCGGCGCTGAGTCGCTGTCTGCTAATCGCGGGAAGTGGGCGCGTATTATGCCGAGGCATCGGAGAGCTTGCCCAGGGCCGTACAGACGATACGCTAAACGGCCCGCCCGCGTTTTAAGGAGGTTCTATGTCGCCCCTACATTTACTATGGATCGTTCCGGGGATTTTTTTGTTTGGCTGGTGCCTATGCGCGATGTTCGAGCGCATGGACAACTACGACAGGCGCAGGCTTAGACTTATAGAGAAGCAGTACCGCGAGCTACGGATAGAGGTCGAGGAGTACCAGCCAAGCCCTAAAACGTGGCTAGAGATGATCGCGATGCATTTACGGGAGCGCGCGGAGCTGGACAAATAAGGAGGATCGAATGAAGACAAAGGGTATTTTTAGGATCATCGCGGCGCCGATATTGGCGCTCCTCTCTTTCGTGAAATCAGTCCCATACTCGCACGATGATGCGGCGACTTCCTACGGCGGAGGGCGACAGGCTTTCTACGGGGTATCCGGTCCCAGGACTCGCGCCATGAGGCGGAGGCATCCGCTATGAAAAAGGCAGAATCAGCACAAGCTCGTGCATATTGCGATGCGCAAAACATGACAAGCAAGCAACGTATTGCTTATATGAATCGCCTTGATTCTGCGTTACGCAAACAAACAAACCAGCATAAAAAAGCAAGAGCAACCGCCTATTCGGAAGCCGCGCGCCGAAATCTCTGGAAAGAGTGCGGCGGATTCGTCAAGAAGGGCTCTTCGCTCTTTTTGCGGATCGCCGCGCGGGTATCCAAGCGAGCGCGGGCGAAGCTTGAAGATCAGACGGGCAAACTCTATGCCTACAACCTAAAGCGCTGGACGCGCAATATTTACAACTGCCGACCGGGGACGCGCGAATATGCGGAGCGCCTGAGCTATGAGCGGGCGCGGCGCAAGATGGAAAAGGAAAGGGCAAAAAAACGCCTTGCGAGTGTATCCAAATGAAGGCGGCGCGAGTTTTCATCGGCGCGGGGCTGATCCTGTGCGCGCTTAACCTTGTCGCCTTCTTCGACCTAGAGCGCCGGGCCAGGGCGATCGAGGCGCAAGAGGCGCTACTCGTCGAAGCACTGGATACTGCAACTACGGGCGGGCTACTGCAAAAGGGGCCTCCGCCTCGGGGAATGCGCGTACTTGGTGTAATAGAAACTAACTACGGGCACGACGAGATATTCGACGAGATGCCCGTCATCGGGACATGGGACGGCGTTGTTTTTTCAAATACCTATAAATATAATGGCGAAGATATCACGCGAATAATTGGGTACAATTATCCCGGAGTTTGGTTCCCGTATCCCGCAAAATGAACGATAAACGTTGGTGCGAGCAGTGCGGGAAAATCGCGTACTCTAAGCGCGAGGCCTGCCAAGCCCTCGCCGACGCGAAGCGAGCGCAACACGTCAGGCACCTAAAAACGATACCAAAGCGGCATTATCGATGCCCGCATGACCGGACGATCTATCACCTTACGCACCTAGCCGACCGGACCAAGATTCGGCCCGGCCCATATGCGGACTAGCTTGCAATGCGGGGCGGATTGGATTATAATACAGTCAATGGAGGGTAAGCAATGATAGGCGAATGCTGGGAAGTTGACCGATGGAGTCGCGAACCGAAGGCGATAAAGATCATACGCGAAACCGCAAAGACTGCAACAATTGCGGAAACGCGATGGGGGAAAATGGAAGAAGTAAAAATCAGGACCGACAACCGCAATATATTCGCGACATGGGAAGAGGCTAAGGCATGGATGGTCAAGCATGCTGAGGAAGCGCTCGAATATGCAAAGCGCGAAGTTGACCGCAAGCGCTCGGAGCTAGAAGTCATCAAGGCGCTAAAGCGCAAGGAGCCATAATGAGCGACGAACTATTTCAGGTTGAGCCCGAGGCGAAGGATGATCCCGGCTATGGCGATCCGCAAGACATGAGCCTTGAGGCTTTGCCGCGACTAGAAACAGAGGAGGCTTTATGGCTGGAGTAGCGCTGTACAAAATCGCCGACGACTATAGTAAGGCGATAGATTTTGACCTTGATACCGAGGCCGACGCGGAAGCGTTGACTATATTACTTGGGGAGATTCAAGATCGATTCGAGAATAAGGCCGCCGCCGTCGTTGCGTACCTTCGCAACATCGACGCCGAGGGAGACGCCTACAAAGCCGAGGCCGCGCGACTTGTCGCCGAGGCGCAGAAACGCGAGCGCCGCGCTAAAGCACTACGGGATTATCTGACTCTTGAAATGCGGCGATGCAATATCGTCGAATGCAAGGCGGGGCTCGCGTCCTTGAAGTTTGTAAAGAACCTTTGGCGCGTCGAGCTTGACCCCGGAGTCGAGCTTCCCGAGGACTTCTTGCGGCGCAAGCCCGCGCCAGCTCCTGAGCCGGACAAGACAAAGATCGCCGAGGCGCTAAAGGCGGGGGCCGACATTCCCGGCGCAAGGCTTGTCCAGGACGAGCGACTGAAAATAAGCTAGGAGGGACCATGGCACAAATACATGAAGCTATCGCCGCAATTATGGGCGAGGTCGGATCGATCAAGAAGGATCGCACGAATAGCGGACAGGGCTATAAGTTCCGAGGGATCGACGATGTATATCTCGCGGTGCATGATCTTTTCGTCAAGCACGGTGTTTTTTCCGTGCCCACCGTTGAAGACGAGCGTACTGAGGACCGCACAACGGCGAAAGGCGCCGCGCTCATTTATCGCGTCTTAAAAATCCGCTATGACTTTTTTGCTCGCGATGGGTCAAGCCTATCGGCTACCGTCATCGGCGAGGGCATGGACTCGGGGGACAAAGCGAGCAATAAAGCAATGAGCGTAGCGCATAAGTACGCCATACTTCAGCTTTTAGCAATCCCGACCGAGGATACAATCGACCCCGAGCAAGACAGTCACGACATAGCACCGAAGCCGAAAACTATCAATACGCCGAGCGCCGACGACACAGGCGCGACCGGCTCCTTGGATTGGGCGGGATATCTTCGGCTTGTCGAGTCGGCTATCCCTGAATCTGATCGCGTAGAATGGAAACGCAAGGCTAACGGCGGGAGAGACTCGGCGCTTCTTGACTCTCTCGCGGTTGAAATAAAGGCCCGATACGCGGGGAAGGCGGTATAAATGAGCGACTTAGCAATCGCTGTAATTGTCGGAAGGCTTACTCGCGATGCGGAATTAAAATATTTGTCATCCGGACAAGCCGTATGTCACTTCTCTATTGCCACAAGCTCGCGACGTAAAAAGGGCGATCAATTGGTAGAGGAAGCATCATTCTGGGATGTTGACTACTGGGGCAAGGGCGGCGAGGGTATCAATCAATACCTTACAAAGGGGAAACAGATTGCCGTCGAGGGATCGATGCGGCAGGATACGTGGGAGCAGGACGGGCAGACACGGAGGAAAACACTTATAACCGCGAACACCGTGCAACTCATCGGGTCAAAAGATAGCGCATCGGTATCCGAGCAAAAGGAACGCCGCCCGGCTCCGCAGAGTGCGCCCCCCGACAACTTTACGGACGACATCCCGTTCTAGGCGCACGATGAAAATAGTCATCACCGGCCCGGCTACTTTTGAATGTCTCAGTATAGAAAAGCCCGAGCCGGGGATGGTCTATCAGCTAGAAGACGCGGCTGAAGGGACCGGCCCGCAGAATCGCGCGTTCCATGCGCTTGTTCAAGAATACTGGCGATCTGGATGCCATAGCTATAACGTCAAGTCTTTCTCCGAGTTTCGCAATCTTATCAAGCGAGACCTCGGCGCGGGTTTTGAACGCTTTGTTTATGCGACTATCGAAATCGGACGGCCTATGCTTCACGATGCGCCGACCTATGCCGACATTCCCGAGTCCGTCCGCAAGGACCCCGACCTAAAGGATTTGTGCCGAGGCCGCTTGAAATCATGGACTGACTATACAAAAAAGGAACGGCGCGAAACTATCGATAGACTAATCGCGCAGATGGATGATGCCGGAGTAAGGACCAAAAAATACTTCGACATACTCGAAGGCATGAGCGAATGGCGACGAGCTGGACGCGATGGAAGCGAAGGTCAGGGCGTATGAGGGGGCGATATGATTTATATTATTAGTGCATGGATTTTTTTAGGGATTACTGGCGCAGTTGTAATTAATAGCTTTTGGGCTGGACGATTCCCTTCGCAAGAATGTGACCAAGATTATATTGTAGGGTATATCCTTGCATTAGGCGGGGCAGGGACTTTACTCGCTGTTCTTTTATTCCTTTTTGGACGTAAACTCAATGGGGTTCCCCGCGTTTTCTATCCTTTACGCTTTTGGCCTAAGCTATGAGCCGCGAACGCGCCCGCCTTGAATCCCACGAGCAGCGCCTAGCGATCTACGCGAGGGACTGCGGGCTTTGCCAATACTGCGGGCGGCCTGTCGATATCAATAGCTTTACGGCGGCCCATCGCATAGCTCGCACCAAGGCAATGATCCACAAGTACGGGCACGACGTTATCGAGCATCCGATGAATAAGGCTTGCACGCATCCGGGCGCGTGCAATGATCTTATTCAGTGTACAAACAGGCCAGTAGAGCGCGAGAACCTTGTCCAGGTTATCCGCGCGGCTATTGAGGGATAACGAATATCAGGTTAGCGATCAGCACAAGGAGCGAGCAAACGGATAGCACGATATTCGATAGGCTGAACTTCGCGCCTGTATTCTCTTTGTGCCATGTCTCATGAGCTGCGAGGGCTAGGACTAATTGCTCAAGGCGCACAATGAGCTTGCCCATATCAACCTGACTTGTCGTATCCCGTCGCCGGGCTGCGTCCTGTTCGTCTCGTATATCACTAATTGAGGCTTCTATTGTACACAAACGCTGTTCCACTACGGCCACCCTTTCGGCTATGTTACTCTCCATGGTTGCACCCTTCCTTGGCTAGATTGACTGCTTCGCGTGCCGTATCGCGAAGTTTCTCTAGTGTCTCGATATACTTTTCTTCAAGAGGCTTTGATTTTTTTAGCTCCATCGTATAGTGATCGATTGCAATGTATAAAGAGAGGGCGCAGATAAAGTACAGTCCAGCCGCAAGACCTGACGCTAGCGCGAGGCTCGGATACTCGTATGGATTGAAAAAGGTTGCGAGCCCGACAAGAAGCGTCGTTGCATAGATATACGCCCGAGCCGCAACGCGAGGCATGCCGAGCAATAGGGCGAAGACTGCTGAAACGATCATACCCATGATGCCGATATAGAGCGCCTGGAAGGCCATAAGATACACCGAGGCGATAAGCAGGCCCGCAAGCTCTGCGGCGCGGCTTACCTTTTTGGGGCAGAGCATGGCGACGAAAAACGGGACTGTAAACAGCGCGTACTCATACTTCCCGAGGAGCGCGTTATAGAACGCGATCAGAATCGCGAAGGCTAAGAGTAGCGCCGTTACGGTCCGCCTCGGGATCACAGCCAGCCGCCGTCCGATGCCGCTTTCTCGGCCGTCATGTATTCATCGATGTCGGGGTACTTGTCTTTGTAGCTCCCCGCCTCGGCAAGCAATGACTTGATGCGGCCCTCGTGCCCATCCTCGCCGTGCTCGATCGAGTAGTGAGCGAGGACAAACAGCTCGGCGAGTATTTTGCAATACGTTGCGCGGCCTAAGTCGTGGCGAAAAGCCGTAAACCCGAATGCGGTTTGTAGGCGATTGAACGGATCGCGCTTATCGGCCTCGGTGCGGTCAAACTTACCCCCGCCGATAATCTCCGCGTCAAACTGTAGACGAGCTACCTCTCCCCACCGCTCCGCGTTCTCTGCTTTACAGAGCATCGGAAGCGCTACGAAAAAATCCCTTGCAGTTCCCATTATGCGTCCCTCCCGCGATCATCGATCCAGCCGCGCGTCATGATGTGTAGCAGTATCCCTACATTAGTACCGCGTGCATATATTTGCCTTGATGCATTTGTTAGTATTTCGTCTCGGCGAGCAATAAAAGTTGCGGAAGCGTAATATTCCGCATCGCAATTTGTTACGCTTGCCGCTGCGTCTACTCTATTCGCATCATCAATCCAGAAGTAATGATTAGCTGCCGCTCCTGACCAGTAAGTGATATCAGTAATAATAGCGCGCATAAGCGGCGGCACGCTAAGAGCATACGCAATACGATTTGTAGAGGCTAACGCAGCCTCGGGGTAGTCATTTACGGGCGTCTTAAACTTTACTTCATCTTCGGTTTGCGTGAATGGCCGTATATTAGCGGCCGCGTCGGTGTGAACGCTCATAAAGCGCCGCTTGTAGGTATAGCCAGCGGGCATAGTCGGCGCCGTTGCGGACAGGCTAAACAGCGCGTCGATAGAGCCGTCCGAGTCCTTGCGGATGATAAAGACGTAATAAGGCGTGTTAGCTACAGGCGCCGCGCCATCGTCCATTCCGCCCGCGTTGTCCCCCGCTGCCCATGCCGCGTCTATTTGCTTAGTAATGGCCGCCGCAAGCGCAAGCCATATTACGCGAGTAGAGTCCGCCGCGCCTCCGGCTGATATCGCGATATCGTGGTCGGCGTCGGCCGCGTTCGAGCAAGTGAGCCCGCGCAGGTCTTCGGGGAGGACTACGGGAGCAGATAGCGCCGTCTGCCAGCCTACGCCGTATCCGCTCGGGATATTGGTAGCGATCCAAGGCGACCACGCTACGCCAGCATTGACGCTCTGCCGCTCCCAGGTATACAGCGCCGAGGTAGGGCCAGTAGAGAAGTCTACGAGCCTTTGATAGA